CCCGGAATTTGCCGACGAAACGGCGTTTCCTGACGAACGTTTGAACTGGGCTTTTCGCATGGCCATGCTGTTTCTAACCGACCGCCCAAGCTGGGCTTTTAAGGAAGCGGTTTTGTCAGAAGTTTTGAACTTGGCTACCGCGCATATTCTGGCCTTGACTGGGCCGAGCGGGGCCGGTGTTGCCGGGTCGCCGGGCGTAGGGTCTTCGGGCGGGATTTTGACCGCCGCGACGATTGATAAAGTGCAAGTCCAGTTCGCCCCACCGCCAACTAAAGGCGGCCTTCAGTTTTGGCTTGCCCAGACGGCCTATGGTCAAATGCTCTGGGCCCTTCTTCGCAAGATCGCCGCCCCGGGCGCGTATGTGGGCGGCTTGCCCGAGAAACGCGGCTTCCGTAGAGTTGGCGGCGTTTTTACAGACAGGTGACGCCATGCCGGTGCGTAAAGAAGGCGGCAACTTCGAAGACCTAAAAGTGGCCATGAACGCCATTAAGAACAAGCAAATGCGCGTCGGGTGGTTTGAAACCGCAAAGTACCCGGACGGAACAAGCGTTGCTTATGTCGCGTCAATCCATGAATTTGGCGCCCCACACATTCCCCCGCGCCCATTCCTTCGTCCGACGATCAAGGCCAACTATGACCAATGGATGAAGGAATTTGCCGGGCTGGCAAAGTTGGCGCTTACGGGGAAAGTGGACCTTACTTCCGGGCTGGACGCCATGGGGCTAATGATTGCCGGGCAAGTAAACGTTTCTATCGCCGCCGTCATGTCCCCGCCACTTAAACCGGCCACGATAAAGCGAAAGGGGTTTTCAAAACCTCTTGTCGGGCTGGACAGACAATTGCAGCAAGTTCAACACTTAGTGGAAGACGCTTAAGAATGATCCCGGGAAGAAATCTTTTAGCCGTGGCTTTCCGTGCTATTGCCCGGAACAAATTTGAATGGCAGCGTTTTGATGGGAACGGGCGCACCTCCAGCGGCGTTGAAATCCCGCAGTACGTCAAAACCCCTTGTCTGGGATCGGTTCAAGCGGCGGACAGTAAAGAGGTTGCCGCGCTCGGGCTAGACTTGAATTTGGATTACATCAAAGTGTATTCCACGGTTGATTTTTTCGCCGGGGGCCGGGATGCTTCTTCGGACCGCATCTTGTTTAACGGTCGGCTCCACCAAATAAAAACAAGCGCCGATTGGTTTTCTCAAGACGGCTGGACCGGCGTTCTTGCGGTCCATTTGAAAGGGCCTAAAGTATGATCGGCCATGACGCCCCGCTATACACCGCTTTGATTTCCCTAATTGAAGCCAATCTTTTAGCGGATGATATTTCCGCTAAGGTTGTTCGTGGGCGGCAGCCAACCAAGCAGGGAATGGCGGAAGGGAAAGCCATTTATCTGGACAAGCTTTTTGACACGCCTATCGGCAGCCCCGAGCGAAAAACCGTGCTTAACGAAGACAAGACCGCCTTTATTCGGAAGGAAAGCCGGTGGACCGAAACCACCCTACAAATCGGCGCTACAAGCCCTTTCGAGTTGGACCAACCGGAAGTCACGGCGGGGGATTTAGCCCGGTGGGTGCATATGGTCCTTTCTGGGGACGAAGCCATGGCCAAGTTGAAAACAATAGGGCAGAATGCGCAAGCAGTTAAACTGGGTATTGTCCGCACGACGTACCCAAAAAATGACAGCGACCAATATCAAGAGTGGGCGACTTTTGATTTCGTTTTGACCCGTAGAATTTCTATGGTACGAACAACCCCAGTGGCCGCCCCAGTAACCGGCGAATTCCACGCTATCGAATAAGGACGAACGGCAAATGACGATTAGTTTTAAACGCTATGTCGATATTGTTTCCGGGGTGGGCGGCACGGCTGCCGTTGCCCAGCGGGAGCTTATCGGGATGATTTTCACGGATAGCTTGCGCGTCCCTTCTGACGGCGTTTTGGAATTCAATTCCGCCGCTGAAGTCGCCCAGTTTTTCGGTACGGGAAGCGCTGAATATAACCGCGCGGCGGTTTATTTCAATTTCGTTTCCAAGAATATTACTTCGCCCCGAAAGCTGGCTTTCTGCCGGTACTTCAGCGCGTCTTCCGCGCCGTCTATCTTCGGAACGGAAACCCGAATTTCCCTTGATACTTGGAAGGCCGTTCTTAACAGCGGGTTCAATATCACGGTTCGCGGTACTACCGAGGAAATCACGGGGCTTGATTTTTCTGACGCCGCTACACTGGCAGACGTGGCAAGCATTATTCAGGCGGCGCTACTCGCAACCGGCGAAGCGGACATTTCGTCTTCGGTCGTCACTTACGACCCGGTGCGCTACACGTTTGACTTGAATTCAGGTGTGAATTCTGCGGGCGATATCTCAATTTCGATTTCCCAGACCGGGACGAATATCCTTCCCTATCTGGGCTGGGACATTGGCGTTATTTTGGTCCCGGGCGGAACTCAGGAAACCCCGCTGGCCGCCTTTATCCGTGCCGCCGAACGGAACAACAATTTCGGTTCTTTCACCTTCCTTCCAGCCATTACGGCGGACCAAATTGTGGAAGTCGCCACGGCCAATAGCGGTCGGAACGTAGAATTCATGTTTTCCGTCCGCGTGACAGACACGAACATGGATGAAATTTCCAGCCGGGTTATTGACCTTTCCGGCGTTATACTCACCTATGCCCCGGTTGCGCTGGAGTATGACGAACTTGCGCCAATGATCCTTTTGGCATCCACGGATTATTCCCGGCGCAATTCGTCCCAAAACTATGTGTTCCAGCAATTCGCCTTTTCGGCCAAGGTGACGGACGATCAAAAGGCTAACACCCTTGACGACCTTCGCGTCAATTACATGGGCGTTACCCAGACCGCCGGGCAGCTTATCAAGTTCTATCAGCGCGGCGTTATGTGCGGTTTGAACACGGCCCCCACGGACGCCAACACCTACGCGAACGAAATGTGGTTTAAGGATCGCGCCGGGGCGGACATTATGTCCTTGCTCTTGGCGGTTTCGCGCGTACCGGCGAACAATGACGGCAAAGGCCAGATTATCGCCATGCTTCAGGGGGCCATTGACGCGGCCTTGTATAACGGAACGATTTCCGTAGGCAAGGAACTAACCCGCACGCAAAAGCTTTCCATTTCGGAAATTTCCGGTGTGGATGACGCTTGGATACAGGTCCAGAATATTGGCTTTTGGCTTGATTGTGACATTCTGCCATATGCCACGACGGACGGGCGGCAGGAATACCGCGCGGCCTATACATTGATCTATTCGAAGGATGACGCCATTCGCAAGGTAGATGGCCGTCACGTCCTGATTTAAGGAAGGCGAAACTATGCAGGATATTTCAGGATTTGGCGTTCGCGTTCGGGTGGTAGCTTCGGCTACCTTCCCGGAAGGCTTTACCGTTTCCCAGCTTGCCGACGATACGGACCCGTTTGACATTCCGGCGCAAGCCATTGCTGAAGGCGCTATGGGCGTCAACGGCGACATGGTGGTTTGGTCGGTGGCCAACCCGCTTAACGTCACGCTGGCCGTAATACCGGGCTCTGACGACGACCGCAATTTGGCGGCGGTTTTCGAAAGCAACCGGGTGGGCCGTGGCAAGTCGTCCAGCCGCGATAATATTACCCTTGTCGGCACATACCCGGACGGCTCCAGTGTCACTTTATCCACTGGTAAAATGGTTAACGGTTTGCCCGGCCAGTCCATTGCGTCGTCGGGCCGTATGAAGTCAAAGCCATACAACTTCATTTTTGAAGGTATGTCGAAAACATAAGCCCATAAATAGGGCTGGATTTGCGGACGCGCCGGGGCTATCTTCGGCGCGTCTTTTCAATTTAGGGAAAACGAAATGTCTCAATTGCTTGAACCGAAAACCATTCCTTTGATGCTGGCGAACGGCAAGACCAAGAATTTTAATCTTGGCAAGTTCCCCGCTGTTACGGGCCGCGAAATTCTGGTCAAATACCCGATTTCGAACACGCCGAAACTGGCCGATTATGGCGTTTCTGAAGCCACGATGTTGAAGCTAATGAGCCATGTGGAAGTGATTACCGAGAACGGCCCGGTTCGCTTGTCAACTGTGGATTTGGTAAACAACCATACTGACGTCGGCGTGCTTATGAAGCTTGAATGGGCGATGCTGGAATATAACTTCGATTTTTTGAAGGGCGTTCTGAACTCAGGTTCCTTCGGACAGTCCGCCCAGAAGATACTGGAAGGGACTTTGAAAACGTTGATAACTTCATTGGCTCCATTGTTGCAAGCGGTAAAGCAACGCTCCGGGAACTAAAGACCGTCTACACTCTTGAAGATGCTTTTAATCTTTGGGAAGTGGTGCAAGTAACTTACTTTAATGAGTATATGGCGGCCAAAGCGGCCCAAAAGAAGGTGAAGTGATGGAAGGCGGCCTGTTTCAAGCGTTCTACATGCTCTTTAAGGCGAACGGCGACGAAGCCGAAAAAGAGTTGGGCGGTATTGAACAGGCCGCCAAGAAAACCGAAGGTGCGGCGGAACAAGCCACCGAAGCTTTTGAGAAATTAGGAAAAAAGGGCGGCGACGGGGCTAAAAAAGCAACCGACAACGTGAAGAAGCTTAAAACGGAAATGGTTTCCGCAGAAACCGTGTCCAGAAAGCTTTCGTCTTCGTTCATGGACTTCGCCAAGGGTTTAGCCGCGCCGTTGCTAGGGGCCGTGTCTATCGGCGGACTTGTCAGCATTGCGAAGACCCGGGCCGCAGAAATTGACGCCCTTTCAAAAGGCGCGGCAAAAATCAATATGCCGGTTGGGGAGTTTGAAGCTTTCGGACGATCTGCCCGAGATATGGGCGGCGACGTTAAAGCGGCGGAAGCCGACCTGCAAAATCTGTATAAGCGCATTGGCGAAGCGTCTATCAACCCCAAGTCGGACCCAGCAAAGCAGTTTGCGGCGCTGGGCGTCAAGCTTAAGGGGACCAAGGGCGAAGCCAAAAGCACGAAAGAAGTTTTGCTGGACCTGTCCCGCACGGTTGAAAAGCTGGACCCTACCAAAGCCACGGCGGGGCTGCGGAAACTGGGGATTAACGACCAAGGGACAATTGACCTTCTTTTGAAGGGTCGAAAAGCTGTTGAAGAAATGATGGGCGCGCACATTAAAAACGGCGTCGTCACGGAAGAACAAGCCCGAATTGTCGGGGACTTCAACGAAGAAATGGATCGCTTCGGGGACACTATGAAAGGCGTGGGGAATACCATTGCCGAATATATCCTTCCGATCATTACCAACCTAACGCGCGCTTTCCGTACCGCCTACCAGTGGTTGGGGGATAACAAAACGTTGGTCCAAGGTTTCTTCGTTGGCGTTGCCGGGGTTATTACGGCGGTCTATATGCCCGCAGTCCTTTCCGCAGTTGCCGCAACAATCGCTTTGGTAGCGCCCTACCTTCTTTTGGCCGGTCTTGTGGCTGGAGTGGGGGCGGCTTTCGCTCTTGCTTGGGAAGACGTGTCCATGTTCTTGAACGGGCAGCCGTCCTTGCTGGGCGACCTTGTGGCCAAATATGAGTGGGTTGCCAAAACCGTGAAGGGGATTGGCGAGGCAATTCAATGGGTGGGCCGGGTAGGGTCCGCCATAGGGTCGGAACTTGGGGAAGTTTGGGCCAACCAAGCGCGCATGAATGAACAATCCAAACAAGACATTATCGACGCTTGGAATTATCTCCAGCCGTTTTTGTCAAAGTTGGGGAAGGCCATTGGCGACGACTTGGCAGGCGTTTGGAATACCGTTTCCCAAGTTTTCGGGCTCATGGTTGAAGACATCAAGTCCGCCGGTAGCTCGCTGAAGGCAGGCTGGGACGAACTTGTGGTTTGGGCCAAGGAAGCTTGGGACAGAATTGTGAATTCCTTCAAGGAAGCAGGCCCGGCGCTCAAGGCGGAATTTGTCGTCTTAAAAGACGGCCTAACCCAAATCATGGGCGAAATCACCGCCGCCATAGAAACCGGATTTAAGACCGCGATTGACTATGTGAAGGGCCTTTGGGACGGTCTTGTTTCTTACATCATGGGGAAACTTGCCAGCCTGAAGGCGTCCATTCTGGGTTGGTGGAACGGCACGGCTTCAAGCGTAGGTGGGGGCGATCCTGTCAACGCTTGGCAGACCGGCGTTAGCGGTGGCCAAGTAGTGGCCCCGGGACCGAGAAACCCCGAAATAATGCGCCGGGCGCAAGAGCGGAACGCGGAAGCCACGGCGGCCCCTTTCGGTGCGCAAACCGGCGCGCAAGCGGCTGGACCAACGAACAACAATATCACTCAAGATATTGACAAAAGTACGCACTTAACAACCGGGCCTATTACCGTTCAAACGCAAGCAACGGATGCTAACGGCATTGCGGCAAGCATGATCGGCGCTATGGAAGACCATTTCAGGCAGACCACCACAAGCATTGATGACGGGATTGACAGGTAATGGCGATTGAAGACGTTCTGGGAATGACCCGCCGGGCGCAAAACTTTAAGACGTCCAGCAAAGCCGTGGACATTGTGGGCATTTCGTTGGAAGGCGGTTTTTCTCAAATCCTTTCCGACGCCCGCCCCATAGACGCCCGCGTCACGGAAAAAGCTTCCTTGATGAAACACCCGCTTGAAACAGGCGCGTCTATTGTTGACCATATCGTCATACACCCTACGGAAATTGAAATTTCGTTCATTGTCGTAGGGGCGTCTTTTGACAGTGTTTATCAACAGCTTGCCCAGCTTTTCCGCGCGGGAACGCTTCTTTCCGTCCAGACAAAAACGGATATTTACCGCAGCCAAGTTATCGCGGAACTGCCGCACGAAGAAAGCGCCAAAGTTGCCGACGGCATTGCGATCAAGGTAAAGTTTACTGAAGCAATTATGATTACCCCTGAATATGGGGAACTTTCGCAATCGGACGTCCAAAACAGCGCCCAGTCTTCAACGGTCCAGCGGGGGGCCCAGCAAACCAAAGCCGTGAATTCCCAGCAAGGCGCGGCGGCCAAGTCTGTTTATGATAACTCAGCCCCGGCGGCTTCTAAGGGGTCGCGCCTGCATCAGTGGTTTGGAAGCTAAAATGCAAGATATCGAAATTTCCGCAGTGCCCAACCAGTCCTTTTTCGTCCGTGTCGATAACGTCCGGTTCAACTTGGCCTTTCGGGAATGCAACGGCGTCATGGTCGTGGATATCGACAATGAAAACGAACCCATTATCAGGGGAAGCCGGGTCTTGCCGGGGGAGCCCCTTATCCCGTATGCTTATCTTGAAATAGGGAACTTTGTTTTGACCACTTCGGACGATGAATTGCCGTGGTGGGAAGACTTCGGGAAAACGCAAAAATTAACCTACCTGACGGCGGCAGAAATTGCAGAATATTGATAAGCGCATTATTCGCGTCACTATTGACGTGGACGGGCAGACCAAAACTTATTCGGATTTGGGCATTGTTGTGCGCGGCCAGAAGGTCGCAAACAGCACCGAAAACACTTGTGAAGTTAAGATTTCCAATCTTACGGCAGAAACCCGAAATTACCTTTTGACGGAAACTTCGCCGTTCAACAAAGACCGCAAGCGAAAGAAAATCATTATTGAAGCCGGGCGGGAAAGCTTCGGGACGTCAAAAGTGTTTTCTGGGGATATCATTTCTGCCAGCCCGTCCCAGCCACCCGACATTGGCTTGACCCTGAAGGCGCAAACGGGTGCTTTCTTCAAAGGGAAGCTTGTGGCCAACACCGGGAAAGACCTTCAAAAAGCGTCGGAAATCGCCAAGCTTGTGGCCGCAGACACGGAAACCACGCTGGATTTTGACGCCGACGATTTCATGGTGACGAATTACGCTTACACCGGCGGGGCGCTCGGGCAAATGGACAAGCTCGGGGATTACCAAAGAGTGGCCGCGTTCATTGACGACGACGTTTTGGTGGTGACTAATGCCGGGAAGGCCCGGCAGGGGCGCACGCGCGTGCTTCGCGCGGATACGGGGATGATTGGAATTCCTGAAGTATCCGAACGCGGCGTTAAGGTGAAGTTTCTTTTCGATACGGAAACCGCTCTGGGCGGCCAGCTTTCGATTGAAAGCAAGCTTAACCCCGCCTTGAACGGCAACTATTTAATCTATAAGTTAGCCTTCGAACTGGCAACGCGCGACACGCCTTTTTACTGGGCGGCTGAAGCTACAAGGCTCTGACATGGCGAAAGACCAAAATCCCCCGTCAATGAACCCCGCCGACGAAGGCACGTTGCGGGGCGTTCTCAATATCCTTGAACGCAAAATGCGGCAGCGGATCGATAACCGTATGCCGGTTCGGGTAATCGCCTATGACAGTGCAAAGAACCGCGTTACCGTCCAGCCCCTTGTTAAAAGGGTTGGGACCACCGGCGAAGAAATAGACCGGGCGCAAATCGTTTCCCTGCCAGTGCGCCGCATGGGCGGGGGCGGCTGGCATTTATCTTTCCCGATCAAGCCGGGCGATTTAGGCTATGTGAATTCCGTAGACGTGGACATGGCCAACTTTCGCCAAGGCTACAAGGAAGCCGCACCAAACACCCGGCGCACGCACTCTTTTGAAGACGGGTTTTTTGTCCCGGACAAAATGAACGACTGGCAGCATCAAGCCGAAGACGTTGACGGTTTTGTCATTTCAAATGAAGATGGTTCGGTGCGTTTGGTCTTTGATGGGGCGGAAGTTCGGATAACCGGAAACGTAAAAATTGACGGCGACTTGAAAGTTACCGGAAGCATAGAAGGCATGAACGAAATAAAGCTGGAAAGCCACACTCATGGCGGCGTAGAGCGCGGCGGGGCCCAGACAAACAGCCCGACGGAAGGGACTTAAAATGGCCGATATCATTGCAACGCCGGTTCCTTCCGGGTTCCAGTTCGCGACGAACGACGACAACGATATTTTTATTGGTCGCACCGGAAGTTTTGCCGGGGTTTTCCGTGCCGACGCGGTTGCAACGGTATGCAAGCATTGTGCCCAAACGATCTACGGCGAAATGGTTTTAGACCAGCAAGAGGGAATGCCCTTCTTTCAATCGATCTGGAACGGGTCGCCAAACCCCAAACAATTTGAACAACGCTTCCGGGAACGCATCTTGCGCGTTGCGCATGTTACGGGCATTGTGTCGCTTGAAACATACTTCCAAGGCGAAACGTTCTTTTACGACGCGACAATCCAAACCGATTACGGGGAAACTTCAATAAATGGCGGATTATAATTTCATTGCCCCCCAAGGCGTAATCGTTCCTGATATGCAGGACACGCGGACGGACGTTCAAAACGAATTCCGGCAAATCTTTGGCGACGATTTGGACGTGTCCCCAGAAACCCCCCAGGGCGTTCTTATCACGACGGAAGCGCTTGCGCGGGACGCCGTAAAACGAAACAACGCCGCCTTGGCAAACCAGATTAACCCAAATCTGGCCGGTGGGGTGTTTCTAGATGCAATCTGGGCGCTAACCGGCGGTGGCCGCGTTCGCTCCACCCGGACTATTGTTCGCGGGGTTATCCTTCGCGGACGCCCGCAAACCATTATCCCGCAAAACGTTGTGGCTTCCACAAACACCCAAGACCGTTTCCGCCTTACGGGGGCCGTTATCCTTAACGACCTTGGCTTGGGGACGGGGGTTTTCGAAGCCGTGGAGCCGGGGCCGGTTGCTTGCCCTGCCGGGAGCTTAAACATTATTTCGGGCGGTGCGCCGGGCTGGGAAGGGGTGGAAAACCCTACCCCGGGCGAACTGGGCAAACTATCCGAAAGTGACCAATCGGCGCGCGTCCGTCGTCGCCGCACATTGGCCCTTCAGGGGCGTTCCTTGTCGGAAGCCATAATGTCCGGCGTTTATAACGTCCAAGGCGTCAGGAGCGCGCTATACCGGGAAAACGTCGGGTCGGAACCTATGGTGGAAGACGACGTAACTTTGGCCCCGCACTCGGTCTATGTTTGCGTAGACGGCGGCGACGATATGGCTATTGCGAAAATTCTTCTGTTGAAAAAGTCCGTAGGCGCGGGCTGGACCGGAAGCACGGAAGTCACGGTGGTTGATGAATGGTCCGGCCAACCTTATTTGGTGAAGTTCCAGCGTCCGGCCCCGGTGACGGTCTATGTTGAAATTTCGGTAAAGGCCCCGGAAACCTTGTCCGACCCTGCCGCCGTTATTCGCAAAAGCATCCTTGATTATGCTCAAGGGGACGTTGACGGCGAAGACGGTTTCGTGGTTGGTGGCGACGTGTCGGGCTTCGAATTGGCCAGTGCGGTTAATCGGGACCACCCGAACATTTTTGTTCGTGACGTGCAAATAGGCACGACGCCGGGCGCTCTGGGCCGTCAGTCGATCCCGATCATGATTAGTCAAAAGGCGTTTACCTTCGAAGGCGCAATCAACGTGAAGTTTGTTTAATGTCCAGAATTCAAGATTTTGACTTTTCCGTCAATTTGCTGCGGGCCATTCTTTGGCAGTATGAAAAGGCCAAAAACCTTCAAGGGATCGTCGCGGCCAAAGCGGCTTGGTACGAGAAAAACCAAACCGAGTTTTGGGAGAACTGGCGTAAGGACGTCTTTGACCTGAATACGGCTAACGACTTTGGACTGTCTGTTTGGTCTATTATTCTGAATATCCCGCTTTATTATGGGATACCCGGCACCGGGTCGCGTGCGGTATGGGGCTTCGGACAATACAACCAAAACTTTACCGCAGACCACCCGCCCTTAAATATCGGGTATAACTTCGGTCGGGACAGTGACGCCATTGCTAAGTTGACGACCGAACAAAAGCGCCTTGTCCTTAAGCTTCGTTATTTTCAGATTACTTCTGACGGTTCCGTGGTGGATATCAACCGAGCCCTGAAGCTTGTTTTCGGGGAAATGGGCCCGGCTTCCGTAATCGATCCGCTGGACATGAGCGAAATCATCTATGCGCTGGAATTTGTGCCCACGTCGGCAACGCTTGCCGTGCTGGAAAACTTTGACGTTTTGCCACGTCCTGCCGCAATCGGACGACAAGTCCGCGTAGACCCGCGCGGGCGCTTCGGTTTTGAGCCGTACTATCTGAATTTCAATAACTCGAATTTCGGCGGGGCAAAGCCGCGCGAAGACGAACCGACCGCGCCACTTCAGGGAAACTTCGTTACTGGGGAATTCACAAGGGGCGGCTCATTGGTCCCGGCCAATAATGCATATAGTTTCCAGCGGGCTAGTGAAGGCACGTACTTTGACGGGTTCGGGCTTCTGGCCACTGCTGGGGTTAACGCGCTTCGTATTGACCACGACCCGCTAACCGGGGAAGCCATTGGGGCTTTGGTGGAAGACCAATCCACTAATTTAGTTTACCCTTCAGACGATTTTTCTTCGTCCCGATGGTCTAAAGCCCGGGTTGTTCTTTCGACCCC